CACTACGACATCTACGCATAATGAGTATGTATCTAATCTACGCAACCGAACAAGGCGCATGGGATCGCTCCGAGCAGGAGGGGATCGCACAGGGCTTGGCCTACCACACCAAAGGGCAAGGTTCACGCTTTGTCACTGCACCGATTGAGACAGCAGAGGGTCAATGGGCATTGCCAGTCGAGGACTACGATCTGGACGAAGTTGAAGCGGCCACAACAGTTCCAACATTTACACCGAAGCCATCTCCAGAGGGGGAAATCTAACATGGACGAGATAATCACCAAATCATTCGTTGGCACAAGCGGCTTCTTCGCTACCCTTGGCCTAGCTAAGTTCAATGAGTATGTCAGCCTTGCTGTCGGTCTAGCTACCCTTGTTTACATGATTGTCTCGATCATCAAAATCACGAAAGGACTGACAAAATGACACCTGAAATCATAGCAATGCTAGGAGGCGGCATCAGTGGCTTCGTCATGAAACTAATCGGCGCACAGATGGAAAATCAAGCTCGTGCGTTTGATCGCATGCTACAAGCACAGGGAGTGGCCGATGACAGCGCAGATCGAGCTTCTGGTCGCGGCGGCGTATGGATTCGCCGTGGTCTAGTAGCAATCACGTTCTTTGCGATTGTAGTGGCTCCATTTGTCGTCGCATTCACCGACACAGGGGTCAGCATGTCCAGAGAGACAAACGGCTTTCTAGGGCTATTCGGTGGCGTTAAATGGGACACGGTTAAAGGCTTTGTAATTCTGCCGGAGGTTCGGCAGACGGCAATCGCTATCGTCGGCTTCTACTTCGGCTCCAGTCAGATCAAATGACATTCAAGCAGGAAATCGTTGCGGAAGCGCTGAAGCGATTCCCGAAGAGCGGTCATCTGACAATCGCCAAAGCAATATATAACAAGTATCCAGAGGTCTGGAAATCGGTCGACTCTGCACGTTCAGCGATCAGATACATGACCGGAAACATAGGGGAGAAAAAAAAGAAGACAGCAATGAAAGCAAAAACACTGAAGCCGAGAAAAAAGGGGGAGCCAACTGATGCAGTCAAAAGACGTTTTCCGGACGGCCTGCGACACAACAAAAACTTCGGGCCTTATGAGGTCAAAGGCGTGAAGCGAGCGTTGCTGCTTTACGACGTTCACGCGCCATACCATGACGAGGAGGCACTCGAGCTGGCGGTGCAGCATGGCATCGACTCGGAATGCGACTGCGTGATTCTGGTCGGTGACTTCATGGACTTCTACGCCTGCTCATTTTGGGAGAAGGATCCGAGGCACCGGGACTTTGCAGGCGAACTGACAACCGGGCGCGAGATGCTCAAATCAATCCGTGAGGCTTTTCCCGGCAAGCAGATCATTTACAAGCTGGGCAACCATGAGGAACGCTACGAGCGGTGGATGATCTCGAAAGCGCCGGAGCTTCTCGGCGTCGAGGACTTCCAGATCAAAAAACTGCTGCGCCTCGACGAGCTGAACATCCGGGTGATGGACTACCGGGCGCCGATCAAGCTGGGCAAGCTCAACATCATTCATGGACATGAGTTCGGCAAGTCGATGACCAACCCGGTCAACCCATCCAGAGGTCTTTTCCTGAAGGGCAAGAGCAATTCGATCTGCGGGCACTACCATCAGAGCAGCAGCCACAATGAGAAAACCATCGAGCAGAAGATCATCGGGAGTTGGTCGAGTGGATGCCTTTGCGACATGCATCCAGACTATGCGCCGATGAACAATTGGAATCACGGCTTCATCGAGGTCGAGGTTGACGGCGATGATTTTACCGTTCACAACTACAAGATCCTGAACGGGAGAATCTACACTTAATGACCAACAAAACAATCATCGCGCTGACCGGCCCGAAGGGCGTCGGCAAGACAAGCATTGCAAGAGAGATCGAGAGCAGGCACTGGACAGATCGCTGCATCTTATCATTCGCGGAGCCACTACGCCGTATGATGGCGCAGCTCATACCGATGCCGCTGATGACCGATCCGAAGAAAAAGGAGGAGCCGCTGGAATGGCTGGGCGGCAAATCGCCTCGCCAGCTATTGCAATCACTAGGCACCGATTGGGGGCGCGAGATGATCAGCGAAACAATCTGGATCGACGCGATGCGCAGAATGATTGCGGATCAAACTTTCGGCACGATCATCATCGATGACTGCCGCTTCGAGAACGAGGCTCAGATGGTGCGCGAGATGGGCGGCATCGTGATTGGGCTGGAGCGCGAGGGCATAGCATACACCGGAGAACATGCTTCTGAGATGCCAGTGAAGGCTGACATGATCGTGGACGCCGGGGACGTTCGCGCCGCCGTAGATGAGATTGAACAAATCGCTTTTCAGTGATGGCATCCGAAGACGAAGCGCTCGAACAATCTCAAGGCATACTCGGCGAACATTTCCAGCACTACGCAATCGTGGTGCAATATGACGACGGATCAGTCTGGCATGTGGGCAACAACGAGCTGGTGACGAAAGCGCTGCATGAGGAAGCACTCAACATGATCCGGGAAGAGCGCGAGTGGGCTGACAGCGATGTGGACATCGACTGGGATGATGATGATGGCGACGACTGGAAAGTCGCCGATTGTGAGGACTAAAAAAAATCACAACTTTTCCCATTTAGGGATTGACGAGGGGAATAAGGTGAGCATTTTGATGTGTATCGAAGGCACGATGCCGGAGAGAAACACCTAAATAAAAACACTATGACAAAATCAAGATTCATTGAACTCTGCGCCGAGCGCACTATCGATCCGCGTCTCGCATTTGAAACAATGGCAGACGCGATTCGCACTTATGACCATCCTGATCTTAAAGACGAAAAAGCTGTCGCAGAGTGGCTCGACGCTAACTTTTAACCACAAAGCACCGCTCGCTTCTTCGGAGGCAGCGGTCGCGCAATCAATCATCATGAAAAAACTAATACAACAAATCGAACGAGAGGCAGGCATCAAGCCGGGCACTCTCGACAGCGCGATCATTCTCGCGCTTTGCATCATCGCTACTCCCATCATTATAATCCTCGCGCTGATCTTCGGATAGGCGCGGCAACCTAATAAAAACATGAACACATTCCTCACTCTAATCATGGCAATCATCGCCGTCGAATCAGGCGGCAATGACACCGCTCGAGGCGACAACGGAAACGCCTACGGCTGCCTCCAGATTTGGCAATGCTATCTCACCGATGCCAACGAGTTTGCCGGCACCAATTACATTCACGACGAAATGGATGATCGCCAGAAGTCTATCGCGGTCTTCACGGCATACATGCAGCGCTATGCTACCGAGAAACGCCTTGGACGCATACCGACAGCCGAGGACATCGCTCGCATCCATAACGGCGGCCCGAATGGATACAGCAAGACAGCGACCGACGCCTACTGGGCGAAGGTTAAGGCCGAGCTTTACCGCATGGGCGCACACGATCTCGCAGACGGAAAGGTAGGGTTCGCACTATGAAATCAATCGAAGAACACTTCATCGACTCAATGCCAGCCGACATCGCGGCGATGGCGATCCGCAACACACCAGACGATCTCCTCGACCTAAAGATCTGCAAGACTCCAGCAGACGCGCTTATGGAGGGATTCCTCTGGGTTGATTCTCGGGAGGGTTATGATTTTTGGAAGAGTGTCTTTTCGACAGTCTCAAAAGAAGGGGATTTCCGTTACCTGCAAATCGACCAACTTGAAAAGGATAAAAGGCGGCTGGATTGGCTGCTCAGAGATACGACATTCCTCACGGCAATCAGCAGCCGGGAGAAGATCGACGAAGCGATGGATGAGGAATGGTGCGAGCGTGAGCGCCGCGACAAGATCCTTTCCGGGATGGACGCGGAGGACTACGAATGAAGAAGGCTTACCACATTCGCCGAAATATCACGCTTGATCCAGAAGTTGATAAGCGAGCGCGAGAGATTGCAAAAGCAACATGCCGATCCTTCTCGGGTCTGATAGAATTATCATTGCGAAGAGTCATCAATCAGGTAGACAATTATGAAAAAGAAACGCGCCAAAAAGCTGAATCTTAATGGAATGACACATGATCAGCTTGAGCGATGGCGCGATTCATTTTTTGATGAATACACGCCGTTCTCTTTCCCGGAAGAGCAAGATGACTGGGACGCAAAAGCATACAGTGAATTTACCGCTCAATCGAGCATCAACATAAACAAAACAAAAGGAGAAAAATAGCTAATGGCTACACTACAAGCACCAGCAGAGAACAGCAGCGGATTCGAGATCGGAGACGTTGCACCAGCAGGCGACTACATCGCCACCTGCATCGACATCGCCGACGAGTTCGGCGTGACTCGCCGCAAGTATCAATCAGAGGAGACCGAGCAAATCGACGTGACGCGCTTTCTGTTCGGATTCAAATCACCGGACGGACGCATCTACAAGGTGCAGACGTTCGAGATGAAGATCAGCGGCTCGCCGAAGTCAGCGCTCTATAAGTTTCTCAGCTCATGGCTAGGCCAAGCGCCTCGCATGGGATGGGATTACTGCGAGCTGAAGGGCAAGGGCGCGGTCATCAAGGTCGAACAAGTGACATCGCAGATAGGCAAAGTCTACAACAAGATCGTGAGCATCCTGCCGCCGAAGACCAACCTGAGCGACTACACGGCACAGGTGATT